TGGTTTTACTGCAAAAATTGTGGTAAAAAAGCTTCAGAGAGTAAGTATACTACTAACTTGTGGATGATTTCAGATATGGGTAAAAGAACAGATGTTGAAATATCTACCCAAAGTATGGATCAAAACATGAGTTCGATGAGAAAAAGAATTGGTTATGGCTAGAAAAAAAGATCCAAGATTAGCTCGTGCTGGAGTAACAGCTTTTAATAAACCAAAAAGAACTCCGGGGCATCCCAAGAAAAGCCATGTGGTTGTGGCTAAAGTTGGCGATAAGGTAAAGACAATACGGTTTGGACAGCAGGGAGTAAAAACAAATCAAACAGTCGGGCAAAGAAAAGCGTTTAAATCTCGCCATGCTAAAAACATAGCAAAGGGGCCAATGTCAGCCGCCTACTGGGCAAATCGAGTTAAGTGGAGCCCCAGTAAAACAAAATCAAAATCAATGAAATGGAAGAAAGGAAGTTAGTAATGAATAAAACAGTAAAAGCTCCTAAAGGTTATCATTGGATGAAATCTGGTTCTAGTTACAAGCTGATGAAAAATCCAGCAGGTGGCTACAAACCACACAAGGGAGCTAGTGTAAATGCTAGTTTTAAAGTGCAAATGGCACATAAAAAAACTAAAAAGAAGTAATGTCTAAAAAAGTTAGTTGGATGTGGGGTGGTAAAAAACATTATGGCACCTTGATAAGAGAGACAAAAACTCATAAGTTTGCGAGAACAAAAAACGGAAAAGTAAAAAAGATTAAAAAGTAATGGCTGGGTCTGCTAAAAAAACAAAAGGAGCTATGTGGAAACGAATAGTCGCTTCAGTTAAAGCTGGTAATAAAGGGGGGAGACCGGGGCAGTGGAGTGCTAGAAAAGCACAATTAGCTACGGCAAGATATAAAAAGGCTGGCGGTGGCTATAAAGGAAAAAAGTCGGCCAGCAATAAATTAACTAAATGGTCAAAGCAGAAATGGGACTATGTTAGTAAGGGGGATGAGAAGAAACCTCGGAAAAAAAGAGGTCGTTATTTACCGGAGTCTGTTAGAAAGAGTTTAACTGCATCTGAGAAGTCAGCTACAAACAGAAGGAAAAGGGCGGCTTCTGCAAAAGGAAAGCAAAAAGCTAAATACTCTAAAAAAGTAGCAAGGAAAGTAAGAAGAGCGTAGTATGGCAACATTTGAAGCACAAGTAGAAGCATTAACAAGTTTGTCTTTGGATGGTAGTAGTGCACCCACTCAAAGTGAGTTAAGTCAGTTCCTTACAGACGGTGCTAAAGAAGTTCTTAATGCTTTGCCAAGAATGAAGCAATCTTTATTTACGACTTCCAATGATTTAAATAGTAGTAGTACATATCTTACACTGGGAGGGTCAGAGGTGTTTAGTGTAACAAGAGATGATGGCACCATCAACCAACCTTGCCGAGCTGTCAGAGCAGAGCTTGGTGGTAAGATTAGAGATGCCGATGATATGATGGCGGCTACAGTAACAGACCCTGCTTACTACATTACTAATGGAATTCTAAGCGTTGTTCCAGAGCCAACAAACTCTCAAAATGCCCATGTTCAAACATTAAACTATCCCACAGTTGCATTTGGAGACTCTGCTATAACTAAGTTTCCAGACGATGCAGAATATTTAGTTGTTTTGTATGGGGCTATAAAGTCTTTGCAAAACTATCAATCAAACCAAACAGAAAGACTAATAAGCGGTTCAAGCATTAGCACTCCTTTAACTGCAATAGGCACAGAACTTGGCGAAACCCAAGCCATTTGTGACCTGATAAACACTCAGGTAGATGCGGCTGTAACTCAACTAGGAGAATCTTCAACTCAAGTAGATGCTGATATTGATACTGCTTTAGCCGCTATAAACACAGCCGCAGACAGGATAAATACTGCTGTGGCATTAGCAAATACTCAGTTTGACAGTGCTGTTACTTCTAATACAGCAGAAGATGTAGAGCTTGCAAATTCTCATGTTAATGCCGGCAACGGTTTTTTGTCAGAAGCTAGGTCTTCAGCAGAAGAAGCAAGCTCTTTTGCTTCGGAGGTGCAGGCTAGGATAGCTCAAGTAGGCGGATACAGTCAAGTTGTTTCTGGTTATATAAATTCAGCTCAGGGGTATGCAAATGAAATACAGTCTAAAATAAGTATCTCTCAAGCTTATTCCAACGAGGTGCAGACAAAGATTGCATTGGAAAGAGAGCATTATTCAAGGCATGAAAAAATGCAAATGAAGCTACAAGCTGATTACGATAAAGGTTTACAATATTTGATGGGGGGTTCTTAAATGGCTGTACACGCATTAACAGTTAAGAAAATTATTAGCAGAGTCAGGCAAGTATTTCCAGAAGCTCCAGAAGCTTATATTATGAGTTTAATTAATGAAGCCTTAGTAGAGATGGGCAATCACCACACAAAAGTAGTTAAGGCTAAAATAAACACTGTAGCTAATCAAATGTTTTATGATATTAGTGATAGTGCTAATGACTCAAGTAGTAATAAATTAGAAGCCAATAAAATATTTAGAGTTGATCTTATGGACAATGAAGGCGATTATATTAAAATACCAAGACTGGTTGATAAAGGTATCTTACTTATGGATGTTACCAGCGAAGCAATAAACGAGCCTGATTGATGGCTAGTAATATACAATACCCTGAAGATGTAGCTGTTTGGTTTGTTGAAGGTGACTCACTCGCCTTAGTTACCAATGTTGACAGTGCCGGTACAGCCAGATCTTCTTCTAGGAAGAAATGGAAAGCGATAGAAGAATCTGTCTCTAATGGCTTGTTACTGCACTATTACGGGGAACCAAACCCTGTAACTGCTATTACAGACACTCCAGATATTGACAATACTTTACACAGTGCTCTTGTAGACTATGTAAAAAGATGTTTATATATGGATAGGGCAGGGGCTTCAAGAGACCCTAATGTTGCACAAACCTCAATGGCTTTGATGGGTCAACACGAAAAAAGATTTAATGACATTCTAAAAAGATTTGGAATGAGAAAAAGAGATAAGACTGGCGGTACTCGTGCAGTTTTACCTTTTAATTTTACATAACTGTTTGTATAGGGAGTGGTTCTTGCCCCGCAAGACAAACAAAATTAGCAGGAGAACACTATGGCTAACCTACAAAAATTTAGGGCCCATGAATCATTAAACGTTGAGACGGCTGGAGAATGGCAAGTACAAAGTGCTGTTACGGCTGATGCTGATGGAGTTGCTGTTGATGTAACTAGCTATCATCAAGTTCATCTAATGTCTGATAATGATTTTTATTTTACTTTTAATACCACTGGGACAGATTCCGACATAAATACATCTAACGACCTTTACTTAAAAGGTGGTGACACAATATACACATTAAAGGTACCTCGAGGTCTTGGCAATTCTGTACATTTAATAATGGAACGAAAAGGTAGCTCTGATGCAACAGTTAGAGTTATCCTAGCTTAGGGGGTGCACGATGGCTTTTATTACAACAACAGCAAATTCAATTTCTTCAGGGGGTACGATTTCTGGATCTATAACAATAGAGGGAGATTTGACTGTAAATGGAGATGGAGCAGGAGCTTATGACGAGATTGTAGATGGTAATTTAAGAATATCATCTACTAACAAATTAGAATTTGGAGATACGGGAACATATATACACCAATCTGCGGATGGAGTTTTAGATTTAGTAAGTGATACAGAGATAGAAATAAACGCTACGACCATAGATGTTAATGGTGCTATGGAAGTCAGTGGCACTTTAACTGCTTCCGATGATTTGGTAGTTAGTGATGAATTAAGACCTTACGAAATAAGAGCTGATGGAACTAGTGGTGTTAGATTGGCAAATAGTCAAGGTGGTATTGTTGGTTATTTAGGATTAAGAAGTAGCGGTAATTATGGATCAGGTTTAAAGTTAGAAGATGATATAGGCTCTATAATATTTGGTAGTGATTCAGATTATTCTGTTAAATACGATTCAACTTCTGATGCTCTTGAAATAATTGAAGGTATAACAAGTGCGAGTGAAACCGTGTTATTTTCAATTAATTCCGATTCTGTAATTAGTCTATCTAATAACGATTTAGGAACTGGCAACACCCTTTTCGGAAAAGATACAGGCGATGCAATAGCATCTGGAGGAAATTATAATGTTGCTATAGGGCAAGATGCTCTTGGAGAAAACACTACTGCTGATGCAAGTACTGCTATTGGGTACGAGTCTCAATTAGCACAAAATGGGGGATATAATACAACTGTAGGTTATCAGTCTATGAAACTCACAGGCGGAGGTACATGTTATTCTAATGTTGGTATCGGTAGCTTTGCTCTTTATAGACATTCAGGTCAATATGCAGTAGCTATTGGAGAGGCGGCAGGCTATACTAACTCTGCTCATTATACGACTGCTATCGGAGCAGAATCATTAAGAAATAATACAGATGGTCAATTTAATACTGCGGTAGGTTATGGCTCTTTAAAGACTAATGTAGATGGTGATAAAAATACAGCGATAGGTTATAAATCATTATTTACTTTTGAAGCAGATACAGATGGACATGGTTTAAATTCTGCACTTGGTTGGGAATCTGGAATGGATTTAACTACAGGGACAGAGAACACCTTAGTAGGAGCAACCGCAGGTGGGAATTTAACAGACGGAGACCAAAATACTGCTTTAGGTGCTTACGCATTGGGGCAAACAATAGCTGGATCTAATCATAATACTGCACTTGGATATTATGCTTGTGGAGCTGGGGACATAACAAATAGTGGAATAACAGCAGTTGGTGCATACGCTTTGGCTGAAAATGTAGGTGGTCAAAAAAATGTTGCTGTAGGATTTCAAGCAGGAAATGTGCTTACAGCAGGTAGTCAAAATACTATTGTCGGATATGATGCAGATACAGATGATAACTCAGCCACCAATCAAACTGTCATAGGAAGTGAAGTAACAGGTGTAGCTGATAACTCAGTTACTCTTGGAAATGCAAGTGTAACCGCTGTTTATGCGGCTTCAGATAGTGGGGCAGTTGTTCATTGTGCTGGTATAGGCGATGGTACTGATACATTAGTTGCTCTTGACACAAGTAATAATGTAAAAATAAATGGCGCTGGTGTTCAAGATACGGCAAATCCCGGTTGGACATTTTTAAATGGCAATGCAAATCAAGGAAGCGTATTAGACCACACTTGTGGTGATGCTGGTGAAACGATTGCGACATTTAGAACAACGGGTGGAGTTTCTGGAAGCATTACTACATCTGGGACATCTTGTACATATGCCACATCTTCTGACTACAGACTAAAAGAAAATGAAGTTGCAATTTCAGATGGATTGACAAGGATAAACCAACTAAAGCCTTATAGGTTTAATTGGAAGCACGACAAAGACACAACTGTAGATGGATTTTTTGCCCATGAGGTATCAGAAATTGTACCAGAAGCAATAGT